GGCCTCCGGGGTGAAGTACTTGCGCAGGTTGAGTTCGAAGGGCATGTCCTCTCCTCCTTAGATGGCGAAGATGCCGATGGCCTTGAGGGCCGCGATGTCCTCGGCGTCGGCGGCCGAGGACCCCGTGAGGACGAGGCTCCGATTGACCGTGCCGTGGACCAGCACGCTGGCGGAATCGTCCTCCTCCGTGTCGCACGCGCCGACGTTGACGCCGACCGGGCGGGTCTTGTGGGCGATGAGGACGGTCTTCCCCGCGGCGGGGGCCGTGGTGAACGTGGCGGAGACCTCGCCGGTCTCGTAGTTCACCGTGCCCTCGCCGTCGCCCTCGAGGCGGCCGTGGCCGTCGTCGACCAGGGACTGGGCCGCCACGTTGTTGTTGTCGATCTTGACGGACCCCGGCAGGACCGGCGCCGGCGAGAGGGTCGCGGTGAAGGCCTTGTTGGCGCCGTCGACCGTGCCGGTCATGGCGACGCCCGTAGTCTTCTTGTGGGCGATCGTCTTCCCGTCCTCGTCCTTGGCGACGATCTGCCCGTCGGCGATGTCGCCCGAGTCGGCGAGGACCACCATGCTCCCGCTGATGGGCGGATGAACCTGTGCGACGACGTGGGACACGTCGCCCGTGATCTTCCCCAGAACGGCTTTCATGCTGTTCTCTCCTTACACCTTGTGGTTGAACGCCGAGAGGTCGAGCGGCTTCTTGTCCGCGCCCTCGTCCGCGAAGACCTCGCGCCCCTCGGTCACCGGCAGGGGGATGGCCTCGAGCACGCGGCGCAGAACCTCGAGCCCGGAGACCTTCTCCTTCTTGGTCGGGTCGGCCTCGTCGGCGAGCTCGATCGTCTCGGCGTCGACCAGGCGGTCGGCGAGCTCGAGGACGAGTCCCTGCCTCACCACGGGAATCCGGCCCTTCATGGCCGCCTTGATCCCCTCCTTGGCGTTCGACAGGACCACGGCCTTCGAATCGGCGAGCTCCTTCTTCAGGCGCTCGTTCTCTTCCTGAGCTCCCACGTCTTCCTCCTTGCCGGTCTTGCCGGCGGCGCTCGTGAGCTGGTCCGCAAAGTTCTGCATCTCCGTGCGGAGCGAGTCGGGGATGGCGGCCCCGGAGAGCAGCATCTCGGACGCCATGGTCGTGAGTTCGCCTAGGGCCTTCAGCGCGTCCTTGAGTGGCCAGCCGGCGCGGCCCTTGTCCGCGATGCGCTGGAGCGCCGCGGCGACGTCCTCCGGCCGATTCCCGACCTGAGGCGCCGCGGGCTGCTCGTCCGCGAAGATGGCCGCCCGGTCGGCCTCGCCGAAGCAGAGCACGCCGAGATCCGCGAAGACCTTGAGGTCGCGGATCTTGGGCGGCACCGCCCCGAGGAAGCCGACGTGGTGCAGATAGCGTTTGCGGTCGGAGGCGCGGCGGGGAATGCCGACGGAGAGGTGTCCGTAGAACTTCTCGTCGACGGCGTCCGCGAGGACGTCGTTGATCTCCATCTCGCCCACGAGGCTTTCGCCTCCTTCGGCGAGCTCGACCTTCGTGACGTCCCCGAACTTGGGCATCCAGTCGGCGAGCTCGTGGCCGAGGGTCACCGGGCTCTGGCCGTCGAAGGTCGCAGCGACCTCGGCGAGATCCTCTTTCGTCACCCGTACGCCGCTCCCGTCCTGACCGAACATCCCGACGTGAGCCAGCTCTCTCTTGAGCTTCTTCATGGCCCTCATCGTAAGTCGGGGATGAGAGTCACGCTCAAATGTGGGGAAGACGTGTTCACTGGAAGGTCATTTTCTATCTTGTGATGCGAAAAAAGCCATGAAGGCATGCTTAGTCGACCATGAAATAATGACGATATCTATGTTGGATGAATCCTAAAAATCCACGGAGTTTAGAATACCATGGACGAAGAAGGACGTTGGGCTCAGATCGCAGAGCTAGATGACCAACTGCTTATTGGATGTGTTGTTATATCTGAATGGTGTAGTTTTATTTCAAGGGAAGCAGAAACTGCCTACGCAAAGGGTGCATTTCTTGCAGCAATTCTAACTGCAGTATCCGGCATAGAAACTTACCTTAGATCAGAGTATTCTACTACTGGAAAAGAGTGTTTATTTGAACTGATTGATGGCTCCCCGATCTCTGTCGATCTAAAAGACCATCTGCACAAGCTGCGGAAATATCGCAACAAATGGGTTCATGTTGACTCACCTTGGGATGACCGACTTCCTCTTCAGAAGACAGACGAGATAGAAATGGAACTAGAACAGATGTCTTTCTTTGCAGTCAGCTGTCTCCTCCAAACCCTATACGAGAACCAGGGGGTATGATAGAGAACTCCTGAATAATATGGCGTTTTCGGGTATACTATAATTCTAGGCGAGCTTATATTCTGTTATTCATCGACTAATCTCAAAAATATTGTTAACAATACATTCGGTGATTTCATGATTAGCCCAAAAAATTAAAACCTCATTAGGAAAGATACCGATCCCTGTGGTTTGTTAAAGCAACACACACGGATATCCGCCTTTCTCTCCATCTCGTCTATATAACTTAAGCCGTCTGTAGCGACATCTCCCCTCTGCAAATCGTCGAACTTTGGATTCATTCTACGAAATCACAACTTAAAGTTATGAACCTGCACTATCAAAAGTATCAGGAGCCTCGGCGTGATCTTCTTTCGTCACCCGCGCCTGGCTCCCGTCCTGACTGAACATTCCGGCGTAAGCCTGCTTTGACTTGAGCTTCGTTATTGACCTCATTGTAGGCGCATGGGTGAGGATCGCATGATAATGGGTATGTACTAGGCGACAGAGCGTAGGGATGCTCGTGCTTCGACAACGCGCTCACCCGCCTGAGCGGCGAAGACGGGATCCTTCTCAATGCCGATGAAGTGCCTCCCCGAGGGGATGCAGGCCAGGGCAGTCGTGCCCGAGCCAATACAGTTGTCGAGGACAATAGCATCAGGCTCGGTGTAGGACTTGACGATCCACTCGAATAGGGCTACTGGTTTCTGGGTCGGATGGAAAAGCCGTCTTGCGCCATTTCCGTTTGTCTCGCGGGAGAACTCGAGGATGCTCGTCGGGTAGCGGCGCCCCGGATTATTAACCCCGATCACGCGCGTTTTCTTGTACACACCCGCGGCCTTCTCGCCTCCAGCCCGATATCGGTAGGGGCGACCGGCGGTGAACTGCGGATGGTAGGCGGGCAAGCGTGGATAGAATACGAGTATCGACTCGTGGCGGCGGAGCGGCATCCTATTCGCGTTGAGAAAGCCGACGGGCGCGGACTTGTCCCACACGAGGTCGTAGCGGAACCAGGAACGGCAGGCGTTGACCAGGTCGGTCGTGAAGGGCTGCGTGGCCGTCAGGATGATGGCGCCTCGAGGGGCAAGGAGCCGTTTGTACTCGGCGAAAAGCCGGTCGAGCGGCAGGCGCTTATCCCAAGCGCAGTCGGTCACGCCGTAAGGCAGGTCGCAGAGGATGAGGTCGATGCTCGCGCCCGGCAGACGCGGCATGACATCCAGGCAGTCGCCGGAGATGATCCGATCCAGGTATGGGCGTATGGCGTTGTTCATGGTGGGAGCCTAGCTCCCGAAGGTTAAGCGTGTTTCAAGAGCTGGGCGTCTAGAATAGATCAAGCTGAGAATCGAATGGGGGGTAAAACAGGCCAATAATCACAAAAGGATTGGGGGCAGTAAGATGATATTCCTGTGTTGTACCCATAATGAGGTAGAGATCTTTTTGCGTTGCAAAAGACCAGAGTTTTTCTTTTACCTTTGCAACTGCTTCAGCTTCATTATATCCAGCAAGTTTCATGGCATGCCAAAACAAAGCCCCTATTTCCCAGTCTTCAACCATCATTTTTCTATCCTTACCATCTGTTGTTCGGAAAAGATATGAAAACTTATAGGGGACCTTTTTTACAACACGCAACCTACTGTCATTAGGTTCAAACAAATCCTGTTCTTGAAGGAGCGCAAGAGTTTCCGGATCCCATTCGCGGTCTGTCTCTTCACCCACTACTCCTTGAACTTCCTTTGGCTTTACAACACCGATAGAGATTCTTTCTGGGCTTTTTGCTCTCGCAATAAGTGCGTCCATGGAGTCATAAACTTCTTTGAGAACGTATTTTTTCCGTTCTCTCCAGCCAGACGGGCCTGGCGGAATCTTCCCATCGACAAGGATGCTATCCGACTCGGTCCTGAGCAAGTGAAAACTTTCTGGACGAAAATCCTTGGTGCGGCGTTCGATGTCAACTTTGATCCAACCGTATTTGGGGAACTGCGATTCATCTTTCAGTAATCGGTAGGGTACAGGATATATTCTGACCCAATGTTCACCATCAAGAAGCCCAGCCGTACATACTGTCTCTCGATGTAGTTTTGATGGGTTCGGATATGCTTTTACGACAACTAAGATCCGAGCTCCCCGGATCGTTAGGTCCATCGCTCCTCCATGTTTAAATATGGGTCACTGGGATTTTTTCAGTTCCATGGATATAGTCAGCGATACAATGCCTATGACAGTGCTTTGGATCTCGTTCAAAACATGTTAAAGCAATCATCGAGAATCGAAATTGGATATCTTGAAGCAACTCTAGGCTCTCTTGAGCCAATGGAAGAGGCAGAATTTCTTTCGTATATACAGAAAAAAGTCTTTTATAATCTGCGTCCGTTTTCAATTCTTGGCGTAAGGAAGAATCGATCCCAAGATTGGGTAGATGGAAATATGCAATCCCAGAATTAAGAAGAGCATCAGCCAGAGCTGATTTTGAAAACCCCTTCTTTCTGGATATGGGATTCTTTCGAACATCGACAACAGCTCGGATCCCATGGGTAAGTAGTAGGGAACAATATTCTTCGATAGATCGACCTTCATAGCCAACCGTGATGAGACGCGTCGTTGTTTTCGACCGTTGTATAATCAGTGGAGCGCCCATATCTGTATTTTACGCTTATCGGCTCATGCCCTGCAATCCTTCACTGGGGAAATCGGGTCGCCACGGCCTCCGATCGAGCCCGGGCGTAAAAAGTCAGGGGGTAGCACCCTCGGATAGTTTTCAAACGGCCTTAAAACGGCTTACAGCGAAGATCGGGGTAAGATTTCGAAGGTACATTGACGAAAAAGGCCGCCCAGAACCAGGGCGGCCTCGTTTTTCAGATTAGGATTGCTCCAGATTTGATCATTTTCCGTTGCTCTGGCGACCACTCCTCGACATAGGGATCGTATGCCTTCCCCTCTGCGAGGGCGCGTTCGAGCCGAGCGATCAGCGCGTTCTCGTCGAGCGTCGTCTCGTTTAGCGAGAACCCATCCGCGGGATCCCCCGCAAACCGAGCGCGATAGCGGGAAATGAGATCCCCGAGTCGCGGCGACACGACGGCAATGGACATACCCATATTCTACTGCCTCCTCAGCCAGGAATCAATGCAATCGCAAAGCGATGGGACGTACTCATGGACGCTATTCCAAAGGGCGCTATCTCCGCTCGCCAGAAGGGCGAATAAGTCCGCGAACACTTCGATACCTCGCCTCTCGGGGAATGCCCAGTATCGAGCTGAATGCGACCAATAGCCTTCTATCTTTCCTGCAGTAAGGCCAGAGAAGAGATCGCTAATCGGCGGTATGTCATTCCAGCCCTTCACTTCAAGGTCCCGGACGGCAGCCTTGCCTTTCGCCGTTATCCGATGTGACGTGGAAGAAACGAGGGTGTCGAGGTCGGACTGGAAAGCCGCCTTGAACTCGTCTGTCGAAGTGAACCAATCCCCGACACGATGATCAATGCCATGACCAAACTCATGTGAGAACGTATACCCGTTAGGGCGATCACCGATGGTGATGCTCCGCTCCGCTGAGTTGTAGAACGATCCCCCCGGCGTCCTATTGTAGGAAAAATCTTGAGCATGGGCCTCTACTAGTGATTGTATTTTGGTTGGGGCTTCCTTGAAGGATTCCTGCGCAAGAAGCCGCAATTCCGAATCCTGGATCTCTCCGAACAGTTCCTTTGCGACGATCGGCTCGACGGTTTCTACCACGGCCGCTTCGCCACTCCTATCTATAGCCAGGTCCTCGATCCCAAGACGTTTCGCAAAGCTGGATATAGATTCCGAGAGCCCATACTGCTTCGCTCTCGCAAGCATTGAGGGAGTCATCGTATAGAAGCTCCCCGTTTCGATCGGATTGGCACCAAAGCTCTTGCCCGCAGGATCGCGGGTAATCATCGAATCGGGAGTCGGCGCCCAGTTGGGGTTAGTTTCCTTGATCGAATCAACTTCCTCCTGGAACACTGCGCGAAGAGTTGAACGACAACCGAAATGAAGCGGTGGACAATTATTCTTCCAGAACCAATGCGAGGCGGGGAGGATTACTCCTGAGCGCTGTGCGCAGACCTCCGTCTGACGGCCGTCCTCGATCCCCACGAACTCGATGTACTCTGGCTGGGCGCGGCTGAACTCTGCGACCCGCCCCGCGTTATATGAAGTTTGTACGTTCGTCCTATAGACGGTCTCCCAATACCAGGGCGATGTACCAATGCCTGCAGTACTCTCTGCCGAAGCGCTAGTCCAGAACTCCGATAGCCCGACGCCCTCCTCGACAGCCTTCGTCGCCATCGTGCGGACGCGGTTGATTGCGTCCGGCGTGGAGAGGGCCGCAACGGTGAAAGCGCGATAGCGAAGCTCCGGTTCTAGAATGCTCCATTCCTTCTTCGTCAAGGGGACGCGGGCCCGCATGAACTCGACGGCCTCGTCGAAGGGGATGGCTGGGGCTTCCTCGTCGTCGGCGAGCTCGAGCTTCGTGGAGACGTGGTCGCGCCCGAGGAGGTAGGACACCGTAAGGAGCTTCTCGGTGAGGTGTACGAGCTCTTCGTCGACCGAGCTGCTCGCGGGGCTCTCGAGCGTCGCTGCGGAGGGGCCGCCCGCGCAGTCAACCTCTTCCATCCAGGCGCGCAGGCCCGCGGAGATCCGCGCGAGGATTCCCTCGCGCGCTGTCTCAGCGACTCGATCGAGCTCCCGAGCTAGCTCGAGCTCTTGCTCAAGGGCCGCGGCGTGAGGATCGCGAGCGGCGCTCGCTTTTTTTTTACGTCGTCGGAGAAGAGGGCGGCGGTGACCGGCTGGGCCTTCACGAAGGCATCGCCATCATCCGTGGGCTTCGGGAGGGCATAACGGCTATAGAGGGCCGAGCGGGATACCGGGACCCCGCGGTCGATCGCCTCGACGACGGCCTTCCAGTCGGCGTAGTCGGCGAGATCGAAGACTACGCGGGGGGCTGGGGCTCCGGGGCCGACGTTGAGCTCGACGATCCAGTCCACGACGCGCTGGAGGACCGGCGCGATGTCGCGAGCGATGCCCTTCATGGTTGTTAGGAAGGTGTCCTCGTGGACGTCGGCCTGGGCCCTCGTGCCATACTGCGATTCCTGGACGGCGAGGCTTTGGTAGACGAGGCCATAGGCGATCTGTTTGTCGCACCAGTCCATGAGGGCGGTGAACTCGGAGAGCTTCCCGTCGCTCTCGAGGACCTTGGCTTCCTTGATGTTCGCGAGGGCGGCCCCGGAGCCGGAACCGAGCTGCCCGAGCATCTCCGCCAGGGAGGCGGCGCGCTCGCGCGCCTTGTCCTCTCCCTCGGTACACTCGAAGAGGGCGAGGATCGAGGGCACGGCGAACTTCTCGGTGGCCATGAGCCAGAACTCGGCTCCGGCCTTCTTGAACCTCCAGGGCCAGTAGCAGGACTTGAGCGCGCTTGTTCCGTAGGGGTTCTCCGCGTCCTTGTCGTGGCGCCAGACGAGCCACTTGTAAGCCTGGCTATAGAGGTCGAGGAGCTCGCCGTGGCGAAGGTACTTGAGGCGCCCCTCGCGATCGAAGCGGAAGCGCTCCGGCTTGCGGAGCACCGAGTCGACGGGCCGCCACAGGCCCGCGTTCTCCCAGACGAGCTCGACCACGGCGAAGCCATAGTCGACTCCCGAGAGGAGGCGCTTGGCGACCGAGTAGAGCGGCAGATCCTCGATGGCTGCCCCCACGAGCTTCACGGTCGAGTCCGGGGCCGCGCCTTGCTCGAGCTGGATGGGGTAGTTGAGGACCGCGGTCTTCGCGACCGCGAGCAGGCTCTTCACGCGGGGGTCGGTCTTCATCTCGCGATAGATGCCGATGGCCTCGCCGGTGTCGCGCAGGACCTCGTCGGGGTTGGGCATGTAGCCCATGAACGAGGAGATGTCGTCGAGCTTGATGACCCGCGCCGTCATGACGGCGGGATCGGGCTTCGGAGTGGCATCGGCGAAAGCCGCCGAGCGAGGAACGCGGGTTCGATGGTGCTTGCTCATCGCTTGAATCCTCTCAAGATGGACCGTACGCTGCGGCGCGATCCGAATTGATCGAATGGGACTACGGATGGAGTTCCCTGGCCCTTGCCGGACTGGGCCTCCTCGAAGGCGTACCAGAGCGCATCGGCCTCGTCGTCGTAGGCCGACTTCGGGCCGTCGGGAGTGAACATGGAGAGCTGCTCGACGAGCTCCTTCTGGTCGGAGCGGAAGCGGATGAAGCCGGCCTCGATCAATGGCGCCATCTTCTTCACCCGCTGCACCTTCGACAGGCCGCCGGTTTTGCGGCCGTTGATCGGGAGCCATACCTTTCGTGCCGCGGCCTTCTCCATGAGGTTGTTTTTATAGATCCCCTGGAAGGCGACCGCCTCGAAACCGATCGCGGCGTGCTTCCAGACGAGGAAGGTTTCGATGATGCGCTCGAGGAAGGAGTCCTCCGCGAGGCGCTCGCCCCAGGTGTCCCCGATGTAGAGCACGCCATCGTCGCCATCGATGAGGGTATCGAAGGCGCACTTGTCGTGGACGCCGGTCGCCGGGTCGATGCCGCCAAAGCGGCGCTTGCCCGTGAAGCTCACGTCCTTGAGCTCATAATAGTGGAACTTTTTGATAATCGCGTCCTCGCTCGAGAGGGGCTCGTTCATCATCTCCGTCGACCAGGCCGCCGAGCCGAGCTCGTCCTCCTTCTTGCGGAGCTTCTCCTCGGTCCAGTACGAGGGCCACAGGGACTCGCCCGATGGCGTCCGGGCCGCGAAGCGGAAGCCGACCCAGCCCTTGAGCTGGCCATCGGTGAGCTCTTTCAAAATCCTACAGACGAGGTCGTCCTCGTGGAAGATCGTGTTGATGAGAACCGGGAAGAGATCCTTCCCGAGGGGCAGGACGACGCGCTTGAACCAGCGGTAGCGCTTGTCGCGGCCCTTCTTCGAGGCGGCGATCTCGTCGGTCATGATGTCGTCGCAGATCGCGATGTCCGGCCGGTCAGGGCCGTTCTTGATACCGCGGGTCGAGGTTCCGGCGCCGCGGGCCGCGATGGCCAGGCCGTTGGCCAGGACGATCTTGTTCGCCTTCCAGATCTTGCCCTTCTGGTCGCCGAAGTCCTCGGCGATGAGCTCGTTCTGCTCGATCTCGTCCTTGATGCTCTGGAGGGCTTCGTTCGCCGCCTCCTGGGAGGCGCCGAAGATGATCGGGAAGCGCCGCTTCCGGTACAGGACGAGCCAGAGGGGGAAGGCAAGCGAGAAGCGCGTGGACTTGGAGAAGCCGCGGGGCTCGACGTCGATGATGCCGGCGACCTGCTCAGTCGGCTTCATGTAGCCGTGGTACTTCTCCTTGATGAGGGGCTCGAGAAGGGCGATGCTCCCGGCCCCGAGGCGGCCCGAGGACACGACATCCATGAGGACCCGGTGGTATCGGGCCGGCTCGGCGCCGAAGTAGTGCGGGAGGTATATCTGACAGAAGCGGAAGAAGTCATTCTCGCAGGAGTCACGGCGCGAGCGGCTCTCGGCCGCGCGGGCGGTCTGGGCGCGGTCGCCGACGAGCTCGTCGAGGAGGGGTGTCTTCACTTCTCCTCCGGCCGCAGGCTCATGACGACGGTAGAGAGCCGCTCGACCAGCTCGGGATCCGCGGCGAGCTCGACCTTGAGCCGCTCGATGACGGCGCGCTGGGCGGCCTCGAAGCCGGCCTGGTACTTCATCCGCACCGAGGCGAGCCTGGCCTGGGCGTTGGCCAGGCGCCCCGCCGCGAGGACCGCGGCCGAGGGATCCTCGAACTCGAGGGCGTCGATGTTCTGGGACTCGCGCAGAAGGAGCCCCCCGAGGCGCGTGACGACCGCCTCCGCGACGTCCGTGTTCGGGTTGGCCCGGACCGTGTCGATCATGACGCGGGCCTCGGCGATCGTGTTCTGGAGGTCGGCCGCGATCTCCTTCGAGGTCTTCAGGGAGCGGCGGATCGCCTCGCGGCTGATCTCGTAGCCCTCGGAGCGGAGGACGGCCTCGATCTCGCGGAGGTTCTTCTTGTCCTTCGTGTAGAGCTCGAGGATCCGGTCGACCAGGTCCATGAGCTCGGCCTTCGCGCGGCGGCCCATGGCGACCTCACTTCCCCTCGGGAATGATCGTCACCGCGGGATCGGTGGTCGTACCGTCCATGAGGTCGATTCCGGGCGGGGCGATCTTGTAGATGCGGATGCGCTCGACGCTCTTGTAGGGGTGCGGCACCTCCTTGCGCTCGGCGTAGCCCTTGTCGGCGAGGTACGCGAGGGACTCGATGATGTCGTCGTAGGTGTGGTACTCGTAGAAGACGCCGACGATGGTGCGCTCGTCGGCGCCCTCGGGGTAGAGGTCCCGGAGGAACTCGAGGAGCTTGCCGCGCAGGATGAGGGGCTTCATGAGGACTTCTCCTTGAACAGGTTGATGATGATGTTGGTCAGGTTGTTGATCTCGGCACGCCAGCCTGAGAACTCCTTGTAGTGCTCCTCGCGCGGCAGGTAGTCGCGCTCGACGCAGGCCATGCGCGTGGAGAGCTCGTCGATCCGCTTGTCGCCGGCGGCGAACCGCTTTTCGAAGCGCTCCTCCATCTCGTTCATCTGCGCGGCCATCGCGGCCTTCAGGGCTTCCGCCCGGGCCTCGTCCTTCTTGCCGTTCTCCTCGAGCTTGCGGATCACCCACCCGAGGAGGAAGGCCACGACGAGGAGGAAGGGCGCCGAGCCGTAGGACGAAAGCTTCTCCAGGAAGATTTCCATCAGCGAGCCGCCTTTCTAATGACCGTTTCGGTGATCGCCCAGATCGAGGTCACGACGGCGACGCCTCCGCAGACCTTGAGACCGAGCTCATTCCGGCGCAGCTTCATCGCCGCCTCCTTGAGCTCTCGCTCCATCTCGTCGATCGAGCTCTTCCAGGATGTCTCGGAGCTCTCGACCGAGGCGGAGGTTCTCTTCAGCTCCGCTCGCGCCTCGCCGAGCTCGTTCGCCGATCTCTCCGCTTCGGCTGACCGCGCTTCCAATTCGGCCTGCAGCCGAGCCAGCTCGCTCTGCTGACTGAGCAAGTCCTCGCGCAGCGTCTCGTTCTCGCTCCTCAACGCCGCCCAGTCCTCGGTCTGCGCTATCAAGCCCAACTCGAGCTGCTTCGAGAGCTCGAAGGCCCTCTTCGCCAGCTCGTCGGTAGTCATCCGGGACAGCTCCTCCTCGGCTGCCACGGGCATAGCCTCCGAGGTAAGAAGCGCCGCAAGCAAGCAGGCCAATGCCCGCGACGAACAGGATCGACCGCGCATTCATTGGCCCTCCCCGGTGCTGGGTTTAGAGTAGTTGCTCCCGCGGCCGAATACCGCCTCCGCGATGAGGGAGAGGTCCACCGTCGCGAAGATCAGGGGGACGAAGGCGGCGACCTTGAGGACGGCGTCGATGTCGAGCTCCGGCCGGATCCAGACCTTCGCCGCAAGGCCCGCGAGGGCGATGAGGGCGCCGAGGATCTTCGACCCGAGCGAGAGCGGCTTCCCCTTGAGCTGCATGGCCTGGCTCCTAGAGGCCGTAGACGGCCGGGTTGACGTAGAAGCGGAGGGCCCCGTTGTAGTAGGGGTCGAAGCGGGCGATGATATGGGCGTTCATCCACTTGATGCCGCGCTGCTTCGCCTGGGCGACGAAGGGCTGGCCGTAGCGCGCGCGGTAGTCGGTGGAGTAGTCGTTGTGCCAGATCGAACCGATCCGCGCCTCGAGGTCCCCGTCGTACTGCCCCGGCTCGAGGACGAGGGAGCAGTGGACGTGGCGGCCCGTACCGCCCTTCGCCTTGACCGAGAGGCCGTGGTTTCCGGCGGGGCCGATCGGATCGCCAAGGGCGAGGCCGGCCCCGGACAGGCCCGCTGCGAGGGCCCCCGAATCGAGCTCGCCCCGGATGAAGTGCAGGAGACGGAGCTCGCCGCCGGAGAAGAAGAGCCGCAGGACGGAGCAGCCCTCGGCGTCGTCGTCGATCCAGACTGAACGCTCGGCCTCGAGGGGGCAGCGGACGACTCCGGGGCCGGCGCGGTCGATGGCCGTATGGATCCGGGGCCGGCTGGGGAAGGTGTAGGGATCCCAGCCGAAACCGGTGGTCACCTGGGAGCCGGGGAGGAAGATGGTCGGATAAACGTTCAGCTTCATGTCCAGCCTCTTGATACCGAGGGTATCAAGAGGCTGGGCTAGGCGCTCAAATGTGGGTAGCCCTGAATACGATTCTTAACTGCGGTGGTAGCGTCTGAATAGACACATCATCATGCGCGAAAAAGTTCAATTATTGCAGATATTGTTTTCCATGCAAATGCAGTAATAAAAGCGATGAGCCAAATAGGGAAGATTATAGTAGCCTTAATCCAAGATGCAGAAAACGAGATCAAGTCAGAGCTCATCTCCATGAACAGGGCAAAGAATATACCAAACGCAGAGAGTGCTATTAACAATTTGAATCCATTAAGCAGCTTCCCAAAGCTTAATGTACTTTTGATCTTCCCAAACCAGTCTTTAGATTCGAGTATTTGTAAAATGGTAAAGGCGGTAAGCATAAACCCAAGAAACGTCAGCGAAAATGTTGATAACGTATCTGCAACTCCCCCAAAAGCTTTTTCAACGGAGCATGTGTTTAGTTTTAGAATTATCGCGAGAGATGCACAAACAGGAACCAACGAGAGGAGTAGTGAAATTCGAACATCTTTGCCATTAAAGCGAGGGCCTGCATTTCTTTTCATGGCTCCTCCTCGAATCCGTTCTGCTGGATGAACCTACCCCTATATTCGTTGAATATAGAATACAGTCGCGTGAATACTGTGTCGAGTGGAACGTAGCGGCCTTCATATTCAAAGGTGCTCCGATGAAAGTATTCAGCATTCAGCAAGTCTAGATATCGAGTCTCTTCGTCGATATTGCCTTTCATGGAGAATTTATGATCGTCTTCAGTGCTCTCGAAAAATCGTTTCATTCTTCTGTAAAGACGCTTTATCTCTCTTTTATCGAGACGATCGGTATGCCCGCGGCCAGAGGAAAGTGTTACATTCAATGTATGTGCTCGCGATTTCTGTGCATATTGTGCCAGTGTTCTCATCACTGTAGCTGAATCATCAGCACTACCCGTGAGTATCTCCTCTGCCAATCGCAGGGACCCCGCTACACGAATTTCAAGCGAAGAGATGTTTTCCATGAGGTCGAAATCTGCTTCCGGATCTTCATTAACGATGAAGGGGAACACGATTCTGGTATTTGCGCCTCCCGGGGGGACTGGTATTTCGCCAAACGCACCCTGTGCTTTCTGAAGGCCATAGTTGATATATTCTTCAAAACTCTTTGACGATCCCACATACTTGTTATTAACCAACAAAAGGACACGAATAGACGTATCAACTACAAAATACGTTACTTCTGCTAGCTCGTTGTGTTCATCGCTTAGCTTGATCGGCATCAGATTGCCTTGATCATCGTTTTCAAATGGATAGTTACTTGCTCGTCTTTTTATAAACAAACCTGGAACAAAATACGGGAAATGTGGTGCAGGAAATCTATTTCGTTCTCCGTTGAAGATCATGCAACGTTCATCAATCCCATCGTCATAGAAACGTGATTGCGATGAGCTACGGTCAAGATCCAAGCGCTGCAATGCTCGAAGCAAGTTTACTATTTCATTTTTATGTAGTAATGGAGTCTCGGTCCCGACGGTTTTCTCAATAGAAAAGAAACGAATCGTTAATGTCTTTTTATTCATTACCGCCTCCGGTTATTTCTATACTATTACTCGTTGAGTATTGACCGCCTTGCTTGAATCCATAAAGTTGTTTTTTGGAATTGCTTTTTGGATAACCCTGAGTGGATTAGCTCTGCTTTCTTTAGCCACTTAAGTTGCTGCCGTTTTTTCATTAACATACTCCAACTACTAAAAACCTATTCCTCACGGTGTTACTCATAATAGGCCCAGAAGTTTGGCGATCCCTGTCTTCATCACTTGAGTCTCAACAAAGTTGTAGAATTCAATTTCGGAATTGAAGTCTTGCAGGATGCGCTTATATGATTCACCAGGATTATATCGACCTATGAACAACCAGTAATCCTGATCGGTGCTTTTCAGCAATACCCCTTCGACACAGCGAGTCTTTACGCGATCGACTATTCGCGTTGTCTCAGCTCGCACCAACGAAAGTACAATGTCGCGGGCCTGCTTCACATCCTCAGACGATGGGGCACTGACAAGGAGTGCACTTCCATCTTGCGCAAAAAGGTTCCCCGTAATAACTGAAATAAGGAAAATGCAGAATAGCAGGTTCCTCATATGCACCTCTCTCAAGCCCCACTCATGATTGTAATTCCTCAATAGGGATGCCTATGCAACCATCCTACTACCTTGCCCTCGATTTTAACCCTACCTATCTCATCCTCGCCAGTGAGTATCCGAGGCTCATAGCGGTCGTTCTCGGAGATGATTCTAAGCGTCTTCCCGAGAAGATCAAACTCTAAACGCTTCACTTGCATCCTGTTATCTATCGAGATGACGAAAACCCCATCGCCTTCCTTCTCCTCGGGGACGAAGAGGCAGATATCGCGATCGAAGAGACCTATTTTCGTCATTGAATCACCACGAGCCTCAAGGGCCTTCACCTGGTCAGGGCGCCATGGGTTTATGAAGCGTCGAAGAATTGCCTGGGGAGTAATCGGCTGATAGACCTCGACCTCGCGGGCGGGGCCGGCCCCAGCCGCCTGGCCAGCGTAGAAGTCGACGTACACCATGTCGTCACCCGTTGGCGCCCCGGACATCTCTATAGAGCGCGCTCCTTCAATATGAACCCCTTCGAGCTCGGCCTCGGTGAGGTGGTCGGGAGGCGGGGCGAGGGGGCCAAGGTCGGTTCCACCGGGCTCAGGATTAATAGGATGCGCCTCCCCTTCGAAGGGGACCTCGGGCAAATGTTCGCCTGGCGAACATTTAGAGTCCACGAACATCAACCCCTCTCCGGTCAAGAACCAATCGATGCTGACCCTCAGAGAATCCTTTAGTCTAATTAGTACATCACGAGACAGCTCTTTATCACCACGCTCCGCTTGGCTAATGAAACTAGATGTAACCCCTAGTAATTCTGCAAGTTTACTCTGAGTAATACCTACAGCATCGCGAATCTCTTTTAGTCGCCCCATGTGTACTTCCGGTAATTTTCCTCTTGACTAATTGTACCTGTGGTACGATAATCACAATATCGACGGTTGAGGCCTCAACCTTAACCCCTAAAAAAGAAGGACGACCGAACGGCGGTCACCTGCCGGTCATCCTTCAGATCCCGCCCGGACGGGCAAGGAGGTTTTTGTATTATGAATCGCTCTTCCAAGATCCGCAAGCCGGCGCAGAAGAAGGCCGAGCGCGCCCGCGCGGCTCGCGTCCTCCGACAGATCGCCAAGGCCCCGAACCTCGAACAGGGCGCCTGGATCGCCTACCAGATGAAGCTCCAAGGCTTCACCCTTGTCTCCATGGCCGAGTGCGCCGGCGTCACGTTCCAGATGGTACACGCGGTCATCTACGGCAAACGGACGAGCGGCCGGGTCCAGAAGGCCATCGCACAAGCGCTCCTCTTCGAGGGCTGGAACGAGCTTCTCGCCGCGAGGCAGGGGGTGGCGGCGTGACGGCCTTCAAGGGCCCCTGTTCGCAGAAGGTCGCCCTCGAGCGCCTCGCCGCCGCCGGGTGGATCCGGCGCAAGCGGCAAGTCGAAAGCGACTACGAAGCCTTCATCCGCAGCAACGGGGATGCTGGGATGCTCCTGGTCGACTTCGCCCTGGGACGCTTCATCCTGGACGCGACCGGGTTGCAGGTCAATCTCCTCACCCACTGCGACGACGCGGAGGGCGACCCCGAGTACGACGCCATCCTGCACGCCCTCTACGAGGGGGAGGTCGTAGCATAATGAGCGCGCACATCGACTTCATCGACACGACCAAGCGCGTGATCTGGGCCTGCTACGAGGGGCGGGGAGACGAGCTCGAGGCGAACCTGCGGGGCTACGGGGTGGAGTACATCCCCACCTTCCGGAACGGCAGGATCGGCATCGGCTTCGCACGTTACTGCCCCGAGGAGCGGGGCGAGCAAGCGCAGCTCGCGAAGGCTGTCGAGGACCTCGTCGACATCCTCACGCAGAGGAGCGGAGTAACCAAGCAGCAGGAGCGGCGATTCGTCGAGGCCCTCTCTATCGTCCAGAGCTTCCAGGCTCAGGTATCAGAGGTGGCATCATGAAGCTCAAAGAACTCTTCCATTGCCACGCCTACATTCACGACCTGCGGCGCGAACTGCTCACGTTGCAGCGGGCGCTCGATAGCGCCTCGAACTACGCGACGCTCCTCGAGACGATCAAGAAGGATAAAGAGAAGCGGATCGCTTGCTTGAACGAGGATGTCGCGGCGCTCTCCTCGGAGATCGCAGCGAGGCGACTCTGCTACGGAAAAGACAAAGAGACGCTCATCGTCGAGAACCTCAACCTGCGGAGAGAGAACGAGACGCTCCGGGGCCATCTCAACGGGAGGCACGAGCTGTGAACGAGCTATCGACGACTGCCATCGCGACGGCCCTGGGGACGTCGCGGCAGGCGGTCATGCAACGCGCCGAGGCGGAGCGCTGGCTCTGCCGCGGCGAGGGGCGCTCGCTCCGCTGGCTGCCGCAAGGGCTCCCCCAGGACGTGCTCGCGCGCCTCATCGGCAACGGTTATCTCGAACCGGAGAAGCCCCACGGTCACGAGGATGCCGAGCAGTCCCGGATGGCACGGGAGCGCGCCTTCCTCGAAGCCCGGGACATCGACCGCGAGAAAGCGCAGCTCCGCGCTGCGCTCATCGGGCTGTATCAAGGATCCGGATCCAGGGTTCAGGACTTCGTGGTGGCCTACAACGCGGGGCGCGTGAACCCCGCGCTGTCCGGCGCCCTGGGCCCGATATCGCAGGCGACTTTCTATCGCTGGCTCCAGGGCTGGGAGGAGGCGGGGCGCAGCCTGGCGGGGCTCGTGCCCCGGTACGCCGAGCGGCGCGCTGTCCAGGGCTCCGGGGCGAGCCTATCCGATCTGGTCAAGGGCTACGCGGAGTGGCTCTACCTCAAGCCCCAGCGGCCGACGGCGGGCCATGTCTATCGCGCTCTCGCGGCTCTTCGCGATGAGGGGCGAATCCCCGAGCTCCCAAGCTACGCCACGGTCCTCCGCTACCTCCAGGGCCTGCCGCCGACCTACGTGGCGTTCTGGCGCGAGGGGCGGAGCCGCTGGAGCGCCGACTTCAATCCCTACATCGAGCGTTCCATGGAGCTCTATCGCCCCATGGACCTCGTGACGAGCGACCACGTCATGATCGATGCGGTCGTGGAATACCAGGGACGGCTCATCAGGCCCTGGCTCACGACCGTGCAGGACTTTCGCTCGGGGCTCGTCCTGGGGATGTGCCCCTGCCCCACGCCGAGCTACCTCTCGATCACCGTCTCCCTCTTCCTCATGGCTTCGCGCTACGGCAAGGCCAAGATCCTCACCGTGGACAACGGAAAGGACTACCGCGGCCAGTTCCTGAACGGGAAGACCATGAACTTCCAGAGCTTCACGGAGGACGGCTTCCCCGAGGAGGAAGAGGTCTACGCGGCGGGCGCCTACGCGGCCTGCGTCGACGAGGTCTCATTCACTTGGGTCTACGCGGGGCAGTCCAAGGGCAAGCACGAGCGGATCCACGGAATATGGCAGGAGTACCTCGCGAAGGAGCTCGCCACCTACGTCGGATCGAACACCCGCGACTGCCCCGAGGAAACGAAGCTCCTGTGGCGCGGGGCCGCGGCCCTCGAGCGGCGCGGCAAGGTACCCACGTGGGACGAGTTCGTGCGGATCCTCGCGGCCGGCCTCGACTGGTGGAACTCCTCCTGGCGGGGTACGGGGAAGGGGATGGAGGGCAGGACCCCGCAGGAGGTCTTCGACGAGCTCGCCCCGGAGCCCCGGACCGTGAGCCGCGAGCTCCTCGAGCTCGCCCTCTGCCGCAGCGACAAGCGGCGGGTGCGTGAGAACGGGGTACGAGTGGACGGGGTCAACTACTGGGCTCCTGAACTCCAGCGCTACGTGGGCAGGGACGTGCTCGTGAAGCGGCCGCTCGCTGCCCCGGAGACCGCGATCATCTGCGATGCGAAGGGAGCCCTGCTCTGCCGCGCCGAGGCGAACTACTTCGCCGAGACCGAGGACACCACGGCCACGATCGAGCGGAGGAAGAAGGCCGCCAAGACGAACCTCGAGCTGGTGGGCGAGCTCTCGAAGGGGCGCATCGCGCCGCCCGAGGGCATGCGGAGCATCGGCGAGATGTACCGCGCGCGCCTTCCGAAGGACGATGCGCCCCTCCCGCTCGCGGCGGGGGCGGAGGGCGACGCTGTATCGGGCGCCGCTACGGCTGACGCGGAGTGGAACGCCCGCGCCAAGGATCACGATTTCATCGATTTCCTCGGTCAGGAGTAAACCATGGATCAGCAGCTCATCGCCAGATACGATTCGTACTGCAACAGATATCACATTTCCAACAACAAGGCCGCGGCGGGGATCGGCTACACGGCCGGCGTCCTCTCGCAGTGGCGCAAGGGCGAATACAAGGGCAAGGTGGAAGAGGTAGAGGCCAAGGTCCGCGCCTGGCTCGACCTGCAGGAGGCCCGCGAGGAGTCCGGGGCCGTGCCCTTCGTCCCCCTGCGGAGGACGACGCGGATCAAGACCGCGGTGCGCATCGCCCACGAGGAGCGTTTCATCGGCATCGTGCTCGGGAACTCCGGGGCGGGCAAGAGCCGCGCCCTCGCGGAGTACAAGACCGAGAACCCCAGCACGACCATCCTCGTCACCTGCGATCCCACCATGGGACTCTCGACGATCGTCTCTCTGCTCGCGCGCGAACTCGGCCTGGACACGAAGGGGCGGCTCTCGGAGATCTCGGACCGCCTGGTGTCGGAGCTGGTCCGGCGCGACATGTGCGTGATCTTCGACGAGGCCGACTACCTCTCGGACTCGGTGATCGAGTGGGCCCGCATCGCCCTCAACGACAAGGGCGGAGCGGCCCTGGTCTTCGGGGCCCTCCCCCGTTTCGAGTACCGGATCAAGAACAACAAGGCCGACCACCGCCAGCTCGAAAACCGCATTGGCATGCGGCTCCACGTCGAGGACGCGGACGACGCCGACGTGAAGGAAGTCGTACGGGCGGTCTGGCCCGAGGTGGACGACGAGGCGCAGAAGGTCTTCGTGCAGGCGGCGCGCCAGAGCCTCCACCTCCTGGTACGGCATGTCTGCCTCGTGCAGCGAGCGTTGCGGCAAGGCGGGCAGGTTATGCCCGACGCGGATCTCGTGGGCGAGTCGGCCCGCTTCCTGGTGAGGTGACACGATGGCGAAAGAACGGACGACGAGCGGTTTCCTGGAACTTCTGGGCGGTCGAGGCGCAAAGGCCCCTGAGAAGAATGCCGAGCGGCAGGTGGCCGGCAGCGCCGTACCCAAGGAAAACGAGAGCGCGAGGCCCAAGAGCGGCGCGAGCCTCGCGCTCGTGAACTCGTCGCAGGAGGGCCTCGTCGAGCGGGTCATGAACGACCGCGGCTCCGCCATGCCGCCGGCCGAGGCGCGCGAGAACCTGGCCACGCTCCACGGCGTCCTCGCGGGGCTGTCGCAGAAGACCGTCGTTGTCATCTTCGCGATGGGCAAGGTCCTCGCGATGGTGAAGGAGCAGCTCCCCCACGGCGAGTTCATCCCATGGATCGAAGAGAATTGCCAATTCGACCGCATCCGTGCTTGGAGCTATATAAAGGTCTACGAGCACTACAAGGACGAGCCGAAGCGAGCGCTCGCGGAGCTATCCATCAGCGAAGCCTACATCGAGGCCGGCGTGAAGAAGCTCACGGCTCCGGCCGAGGACGGCGCCGCGCCGCGCCTCCGGGGCTCCGGCGGGATCCTCGACGACGAGCCCGGCCCCGAGGAGTTCTCCGCGGCCTTCAAGAAGCCGACGCTCTCCGGGGTCGCGCTCAAGCACTACCGCATAGCGCCCTATCGCAACGGCACCCTCTACGTGGTCCGGCCGGAAATCGGCGTCCTGCCCGTGTGCAACCTCTACGCGAACATGGCGATCGAGGATCCCGCGTACCAGGCCGCGCTCGCCAAGGCTCACCAGGACCTGCAGCTCGCCCTCGAGGTCTTCTACTCCAAGGTCGAGGAGCTCGAGGACCGCGGCGCAATCCCCGCGCCCTTCGACTCGAGCCGCAAAGCCATGGTCGCGCGCATGCGGAATGTCTCGCCCGAGAAGAAGGAGTCCGCGAAGGCGAAGCCCAAACCGACCAAGGGGAAGGGAGGGAAGAAGTGAAGCTCGAGCTCACCGAGGACGGCTTCGCCGCCCTGAACGAGAAGATCGCCGAGCTCCAGGACAAGGCGAGCGCCGGCATCGTGGAACCGACGCGCGCCGCGGCGATCCTGCGCGACGTGCGCGTGGATCTCTTCGGCTTGGCCCAACTCATGAAGGCCAAGATCGTCATAGCGGAAGATCCCGAGTGGACGGCAGGGCCCCTCGGAGCATAAGGAAGGAGAGGGACGATGGGAAGGTACAAGCCGAACGTGAGCGAGATCCAGAGCCTCGAGGACGCCGACCGGCTCCTCAAGGAGATGTGCGCCCTCGAGACGAAGATCGAGCGCATCGACTCCGAAGGCGACAAGCAGATCGCCGAGATCAAGGCCAAGACGGCCGAGCAGGGCAAGGCGCTCCGCGAGCGCGTGAAGGAGCTCTCGGCCTCGCTCAAGGCCTACTCCGACTACAACAAGAGCGAGCTCTTCAAGGACCGCAAGTCCATCGACCGGAGCTTCGGCTCCTTCGGCTACCGCAAGAATCCGCCGAGCATCACGACCGCGAAGGACACCGTCGAGCTGCTCGAGAAGCTCGGCATGAGCCAGTACGTCCGCGTGAAGCGGGAGGTCGACAAGGAAGCCCTCATGGGCCTGGACGACGAGACCCTCGCCACGGTGAACGCGGTCCGCAAGGCCAAGGAGGAGTTCTTCGTCCAGCCTAAGCGCGAGATGGTGAACCAGGACATCCTCGCGGCGAGCGCGTGATTCAAGCTCCAGGCCGTTCTGGACGTCCGGCCTGGACGAAGACGGGAAAAAGTTAACCCGGAGTCGGGTCCTGCTGGCGAGTCGATAGGCGTCATGGAAGAACGTGCATGAGGGCGAATGAGGCAACGACCGGGCGACAAGGACGAGGGAAAGCCAAGAAGGCAGGACGTAGCCGTGAACGCGGTGAGGCCGGTGGAAGCCCGGCACCATGGGGGATCGGCGCTGACGGGGTCAAGCGCAAGGCGGGAACGGGCACCGCATCACGGAAAGCCGAAGAGGGTTCGACTCCCTCATCCCCCTCGACGAGGAGTGCTCGATGACCAGTGCGTTAAGAAACAGGAC